AAGAAAAAACTACAAGTTAAAAACAAACTTAATCGCAAAAAACCTAAGGTCTTCAAAGTTTAGTCAAAAAGTGATACAATCCAAGAAATTGTACAACCGTAAAAAGGATAATAATGGCTACGTCAGGGACAACTAGTTTTAATTTAAACATTGATGAAATTATAGATGAAGGTTACGAAAGATGTGGTTTAAGCACTACTTCTGGTTATGATCTAAAATCAGCAAGAAGAAGTTTAGATTTATTATTCGCGGAATGGGGAAATAGAGGTATTCATTTATGGAAAGTAGCTCTTCATGAAAATGCATTAGTAAGTGGGCAAGCAGCTTACGCAGTTGACTCAGATGTTAGTGATGTACTTGAAGCTTTTGTATCTACTACAGCAGCAGCAGCAGATAGTGTTAACACTCAGGATGTTGCATTAACTAAAATTGACAGATCTGCTTATTCTGCTCTACCTAATAAACTTGCATTAGGCCAACCTTCTCAATATTACGTTGATAGAGTAAAAATTCCAAAAATTTATTTATACCAAGCACCTAATTTAAATACTTACACAACTTTAAAATACTATGTAATAAAAAGAATAGAAGATTCTGGAGCATATACTAATGATGGAGATGTTGTTTACAGATTCCTACCTTGTATGTGTGCAGGTTTAGCTTATTATCTTGCAATGAAAAAAGCACCAAACTTAGTTCAACAAAATAAATTAATTTATGAAGATCAATTAAAAAGAGCTCTTGATGAAGATGGTCAAAGAGCGTCTACTTATATTACACCTCAATCTTTTTACCCTAATGGAATATAACTATGGCTAAATGGGCAACAGGAAAAAGAAGTCAGGCAATATCAGACAGATCTGGTATGGCTTTTCCATATAATGAAATGGTTAAAGAATGGAATGGTTCATTAGTACATTACAGTGAGTTTGAACCTAAAAGTCCACAAATAAGAAGAAGACACTTTACGGCTGATGCTATTGCTTTGCAAAACACAAGACCTCAAAAATTTCAACAACCAATTCAACCTTTTACAAGTGATGTTACGGTAACAAGCTCAGGAGGAACAATGGTGGGTGTAGCAAATCTAACCCTGCCTGGTAATTTTGCTTTTATTACAGCCCAACCTGCAGATGTTTTAACAAGTGCCGGTGTTGTAATAAGCACTATGAAACCGGCTGATCCTTCTTTACAAAATAGAAGAAGAAAATTAATTATGACAACAGGTGAAATAACAGTGAGTATTACATAATGGCTATAACTTATTCTGATTTTTTAACACAGGTTCGAAACTATACTGAAGTTGATTCAAACGTATTAACAGATACTATTATTGGACAATTTATTAGAAATGTAGAACTTAATATTGCAGGAGCTGTAGACTACGATGATACAAGAAAATATGCAACCTCTTCATTTACTGCTAACAAGAGATATTTAGTTACTCCTGCTGATTTTTTAATTATTAGATCTCTACAAGTATTTAGTACTACTGATCAATCTGGAGACAGATCTTTTATGGAAAAAAGAGATACTAGCTTTATTACAGAATTTAATGGAAGTGGAGCTACTGGATTACCAAGATTTTATGCTAATTGGGATGAGTCTACTATTGTTGTAGCTCCAACACCTAACATAGCTTATGCAGTGCAACTAAATTATATAATTACTCCACCTAGTTTTACCTCTTCTAATAATACTTATTTGTCAGAATACCAACAAGGCTTACTTTTAGATGGCGTGTTAACAGAAGCTTTTGCTTTTCTTAAAGGACCTATGGATATGTACAACTTATATAAAAGTAAGTATAATGAAAGCATACAGAATTTTGCTCTTCAACAAATGGGGAGAAGAAGACGTGCAGAATACGATGATGGTGTGCCACGAATAAAAGTGCCTTCACCGTCACCAAACAGTTAAATTAAAAGGAGGCCAACATGGCAATAACAACTAACGCAATTTGTAATTCATTTAAAAAAGAATTACTACAAGGAAGTCACGATTTTGATGCATCAACAGATACATACAAATTAGCAATGTACACAAGTTCAGCAACTTTAGGAAAATCAACAGAAAATTATTCAACTAATCCAGGTGGTGGATCTAATACTGAAGTCACTTCATCAGGATATGTAGCAGGTGGTAAAGCACTTGTTAATCAAGGTGTAAAAGTATCTTCTTCAATAGCAATTACTGATTTTGCTGATTTATCTTTTGTTGGTGTAACATTAACAGCTAGAGGGGCTTTAATTTACAATACAACAACTAACGGTGGTTCAGGTACTACGGACGCTGTTTGTGTCTTAGATTTTGGTGGAGACAAAACTGCAACTGCAGGAACATTTACAATTCAGTTCCCTGCATTTACAACATCTGCTGCAATATTAAGATTAACGTAAGGAGAGGTTTCGATGGCACTTGTCATTAACGATAGAGTTAAAGAGACAAGCACTACCTCGGGAACGGGAACGTTGAACCTTGCTGGTGCTTCACAGGATTTTATTACTTTTGTAGCTGGAGTTGGTACAACTAATACTACGTATTATTGTATTGCAGAAACAGGTACAGATAAGTTTGAAGTTGGTATTGGTACAGTTACCGATGCTTCTCCAGATACTTTATCAAGAGACACAGTGATAAGTAATTCATCAGGAAACACTTCTAAGATTGATTTTGGTTCAAATGAGAAAGAAGTTTTTTGTACTGTCCCTGCTAAAAAAGCAATGTCACCTGTTATGCAAGCAACAGGTTATGTTGTGACTCATGCATCTACTTTAGATGAAGTTCAAACTATGGACTCAGGTGTATTAGCAGGTCCAATAACAATTACAGGAACAATAACAGCAACAGGTACATTGGTAATTATTTAATGAGTAAAATAGAAGTAAATGAAATAGATGCACAATCAGGCAGTACAATTACTGTAGGATCAGCATGTAAATCAGTTGCAGTTCCAGGTAATGTTGTAAAAACAAATGCTATACAAGCATCTGACGCTGGAAATATTATAAGCCAAAGTGGTACAACAATAACTTTAGGTGCAAGTGGCGATACTATTGCCTTATCTGCAGGTGCTTCTCAAACAGGTTTTGGGAGAACAGGAACTGTTGACTGGAATACAACTCCAAAGACGGCAACTTTTTCTGCTGTGTCTGGAGACGGATTTTTTTGTAATACAACAGGTGGTGCTTTTACTTGTAATTTACCAGCAGGTTCTGCTGGAGCAATAGTTTCACTTGCAGATTATGCAGGAACTTGGCAAACACATAGTTTAACAGTAGCAGCAAATGGAACTGAAAAAATAGGTGGAATAGCATCGGCACCTATAGCTTTAAACACAGAAGGTCAATCAGTTACATTTGTATATGTTGATTCAACACAAGGTTGGATAAATGTTCAAGATTCAACTTCTAACGAAAGAGGAAGTCCTTTTGTTAGTGCAAGTGGTGGGACAGAAACAACATCAGGAAATTTTAAAATTCATACATTTACAGGACCTGGAACATTTACAGTTTCTTCTGCGGGAGCACCTAGTGGATCTACAACTGTTGATTATTTAGTCATAGCAGGTGGAGCTGGTGGAGCTTCCGGTTACGGTGGCGGTGGAGGAGGAGCAGGTGGTTATAGAGAATCTTCTGGTGCTGCTTCAGGTTGTTATTCAAGATCACCGTTAGGTGCTTGTGTTGCAGCTTTGCCTGTTTCAGTACAAGGATATCCAATTACAGTGGGAGCAGGAAGCGCAGGTGCAACTAGTATTCAACCAAGTTCAAATGGTTCTGATTCAACTTTTTCAACTATAACTTCTGCAGGTGGTGGATCTACAGGCTATAATAGTCCAGGTCAAGCAGCAAGATCAGGTGGTTCAGGTGGTGGTGGAACAGCAAGTAGTCCAAATTTAGGAGGAAATGGAAACACCCCTCCCGTTAGTCCACCTCAAGGTAATCCTGGAGGAACTGCATCAACTACTGGAAATCACGTTGGTTCTGGTGGTGGCGGAGCAAGTGCAGCAGGACAAGCAGGAACAAATACTGGTCCTGGAAAAGGTGGTGACGGAGGAGATGGACAAGCAACTTCAATTACAGGATCATCAGTTACAAGAGCAGGAGGAGGTGGTGGATCTAGAGAAAATTCTAATCAATCTCTTATAGGTTTAGGTGGAGCAGGTGGAGGTGGTAATGCAGGTATTAAACCAGGTAGTGTTGGTCAAGCTGGATCAGCAAACACTGGAGGTGGTGGTGGAGCATCTGGAGGAGTTGATCCGGTACCTTTTAGTGATGGTGGTGCAGGTGGTTCAGGTATAGTGGTAATAAGGTATAGGTATCAATAATTATGACAAGTAAAATTAAAGTAGATAACATAGCAGACCAAGACGATAATAACATTATCAACGAAAGTGGTGATGTAATTACAGTTGGTGCAGCTGGTGATACAGTTGCGGTTGCAGGAAACATCGTAAAATCAAATGCACTTCAAGCAAGTGATGGTGGAAATATTGTAAGTCAGTCAGGCACTGCAATTACAATTGGTGCTTCAGGAGACACAATTTCTTTAGCAGCAGGTGCAACAAATGAATTAGGTGGAGGGGGTGTTGATTGGCAAACTACACCAAAAACAGCAAATTTTAACGCAAGTGCAGGTGAAGGATATTTTGTAGATACTTCTTCAAATACTGTCACGGTTACTTTACCAACTGGAGTTATAGGTGAATCAGTAACTGTTTTAGATTATGTATCAAATGCAAATACAAAAGCTATTATTTTTGCTCCACAATCTGGAGAAAAAATTGAAGGTGGAACAGCAGGACAAGGGGTTACTGCAAACAGGCAAGCAACAACATTAACTTATTCAAGTTCTGCTCAAGGATGGCTAGTATCAAGTTCAGGAGATTCAGGGCCAATAGTAGCTCCAACAATTACTTTTACTACTGCTTCAGGATCTTTAGGTAGAATTGCAGGATCTTCACAGAGAGCAGACCCTAACGGAAATTTAAGCCCTGTAACAGGAACTGCTTCATTTGGTACAGTAACTTATTCAATACAATCAGGAAGTTTACCCGGAGGTCTTACACTCAACTCATCAACAGGTGCTTTTTCTGGAACGGCTACTGCGGTAGTAGGTGCTGACGTAACTTCAAACTTTACGGTTAGAATTACAATCACTGAAACAGGGACTACTTCTGATAGAGCTTTTGCCATAACAGTTGGTTCAGATGCTTTGTATATATCTGCATCTGGAGGATCGGAAGCAACAAGCGGAGATTATAAAATTCATACTTTTACAAGCCCCGGTACTTTTACAGTAAGTTCAACAGGTAATTCATGTGGATCTAACGCAGTAGATTATTTAGTTGTGGCTGGAGGAGGAGGAGGTGGTGGTTGTCAAGGTGGCGGTGCAGGTGGTGCTGGAGGTTATAGAGAATCATGTGGTGTCGGATATACTTCAAGTCCAAGAGGTTCAGGAGTTTCACAAGTACCAGTAACAGCTCAAGGCTACCCTATTACTGTTGGTGGCGGTGGAGCTGGTAGTAGTCCTGCTGCTAGCCCAGGAAATCAAGGTTCAAATTCAAGTTTTTCATCTGTAACTTCTACAGGAGGTGGCTCAGGTGGTAGAGGTGGTGGTCCTCCTGGAAGTCAACCTGGTGGTGCTGGTGGCTCAGGTGGTAGCGGTGGTGGAAGATCCAACAGAGCTGGTGGTGCAGGAAATAGTCCATCAGTAAGTCCAGCACAAGGTTTTAATGGAGGTAATTCAAAATCATCTTCTAGTCCAGCTACAGACCATGGTGGAGGCGGTGGCGGAGCTACTGCAGTCGGAGCTAATTCACCTGGTAGTGCTGGTGGTGCAGGTGGCGCAGGAGCAACAAGTTCAATTAATGCTTCACCTGTTACAAGAGCAGGTGGTGGAGGCGGTGGATCTGAAAATAATAACGCTGGAGCTGGAGGTTCAGGAGGAGGTGGTGGATATAATTCCGCAGGTTCTGCAAACACCGGTGGTGGTGGAGCGGGTAGATCTGGGTCTGCTGTAGCTTCTGGTTTTGCTGGTGGTTCAGGAATTGTTATTATAAGATATAAATTTCAAAATTAGGTAATATGAGTGAAGTTAAAGTTAATAAAATTACACCAACAGCAAATTGTGGCACAGTCACACTTGGAGATAGCGGCGATACTGTAGCTATTCCAGCCGGTGTTACTTTAACAAGTGGTGGTGCTTTACAAAATTCAGGAACA